GACATTCAAAAAGTTTATCTGGAAAGACTCAAGATCCAATCAAATTAAAACTATCTTAGCAAGGTCAGAATACCAAGCAAGGAAACAAAACTTCGGTAATCTTGCTGGTTATCTTTACTCTCATTTTGAACAACTTAATGCCCAATGATTAAGTTTACTATCGGAATCGTCACTGGTATTGTACTCTCTACTGTAGGGTTCAATGGGTTAGCAAACCTAGGAAACAATGCAGTCCAGACTATACAATCAACAGCACAATCTGCTAATTCACGCTAACGCTCTGTCTTCGACAAATGATCACTCCTCTTACACAATGCCTTCCGTTCATTATCAACAAAGAGAAGGAACATTCACCAGAAGGTAGTTTCTCACTGTACTTTTATAGTCGAAAGATTATACACAAGAACAAACTTCGTTATAAGTATGAACCTCTAAGATTCGACGGTCAGCAAGCACGATTCAAGTCAAGAAAGGACGCAAAGTGTTATGCCCAGTACCGATTAGGCATTGATTGAGTATAACACAGAGGCGCTTGCGCTTACCCGAAGGGAGGGTACTTATACCCTCTTTTTTTATCCCTATTTGGGTGATTTATGGTCAAAAAACAATAAAAAACGATTAAAAATGTGTTTTTAAATGTATATGAGTGTTTTAAATCATTCTCAATAAGTGTTAGTTATTGAGAATCAATAAGGTGTTTAATTGAGAATAAGACCCGATACTTATGAGTCAATTAAATGTCTCTAGGAGTCGTTATTATACCTTTTAAATGTGCTCAGGTCTTGTTATCTTTGCGTGCATTGTATCAACACTCTCCCAAAATGTCAAGACCCCCGCGTTTTCAAATCCCCACAGATCCCCTCACAAAATACCAGCACTCCACATAAATATCCCCACAGACCTTGACAGAAACGCCTCAGCATCTTACAATACTTACAGTAACACAAGGAGCGCACTTATGTCCGTTGCATACAGTCAAGCACAGAAGGTTCGTTATCGTATCACCCTAGACATCTCCGCGTTTCCTGACTTCGACCCACACCAGATTGATTGGGACAAACTCTTTAAGTTGGAACCTGCAGAAAAGTGTGAGGCATATGTTGAGGACTTAAGTACACCCGACCGTTGGTGAGTGTTGCTAACTCTGGGGCCTTGAAAGTGTCTCTATAGTGTAAGGGGCACACCGCTCCGAAAGACTTCCCAAACTCAACACAATGACCATCCTCAAAGATATGTACACTGGCAAAGTTCGTCTCTCCCTTGTGGAAGATGATGCTTTCCTGAGTGCAATCGAAGGTCTGCAATCCTTCGTTCTTGATACTAATGCCGATTGCGAAACTGCATACGATTGGGTATGCGATCAGTGCAACATTCATTCCTTCGTTGCTGACAACTATGCGTGGGATAAGTTCTTCTGGACCTACCAATCTGCAGTCGCCTGAGTTACACTTTTCACCTTAAACTTTTCCTGAAATGACTACCACTTACCAACGCAATCTACTCTCCACTGAGTATAATGGTTGGACGAATTATGAGACCTGGAATGTTGCACTGTGGATTGGCAATGATGAGGGTCTTTATGATATCGCCCGTCGTTGTGATGATTATCAGGACTTTGTAGATTCCATCGAAGGACTTATCACTAAGACGCCTGACGGAGTATCATTTACCAGTGATATGTTGAACTGGCACGAACTCAACGACATGATCGAAGAACTCTGATCTCCTTATTACTTAAGACCCACACACTTACTAACACTCTCATGACTCAATCACGCACCGTTACCTTCACTAACGTTCAGGACAATGTGGAGCGTACTGTAGAGTTTCCCACTATCAATCAAGCAATGCAATTTGTCACCACTTTGCATGTCGCTGGTGTCCAAGCAGTAGTTAATCTTCTCCCTGAAGATATCGCTGCCTGATATCACTCACTCCTGTCGCATGAGTATAAACTAGGCATTGACAGTTCACAACACTTTTCTTCTTTATTATGTCTAAGCAAGTTCTCATCTCCCTGCTCGCACAAGGTAACACTGGCGCTGAGATTCTTCAGATCCTGGATACTCTGAGCAGTGAGCAATCTTCGGAGGGTGCTTATAACGAACCCACTGCAGATATGATCGAGTTCTGATAACGTGGTGGGGCACTGATTGACTTCGGTGCCCCTTTATGTTATGATTGGTGATATCAGTGATCCGGCAGTGTTTCTGCGCGGTTCTTATAGGCGTTGTGGCGGCGTTGTCCCGTTTATAAAAATCGATAAGTCCCTAACCTACAGAGGTGACAAATCGCGAACGAACTATCAACCTCATTAAAATTTTCCGGAAGATATGAGAAGAACAAAAACCCCCTATTGGAATTTCTGGAAGGTTGTCTTTGCGGGATGGTTAATCAGATATCCAAAGAGTATGGGGAGAATTATATTCGTCCCTCTGGGATTTCTGATTGTTCTGATATATAATGCGGTAACAAAATAAAAAGAACTGAAAAAAATTCCGGAAATATTTTTATGACTGAAAAGGTTTATCACATATATGCAAAGGATCGGTGCATATATCACAATCTCTCAGAGAGTAAGTTCTCTGAGACATGGGAAATGATACACAGAATGATTGATCTTCTTGATTTAGATCTTACAAAAGAAGATTTAAGTTATGAAGAACTTTATGTGAATAAGGAAGTATTACTCAATTCTTCACACTAATCACTAATTGACAAAAGCATATATAGACTGATAAAATTGATCTGAAGGTTCATTTAACTTATGGCAAAAGGATTTACAGTAAAAGCAGCAGCACCTAAGACCAACACTGACGATTGGGATTATGATGCGATTAAAGAAAGAATGAAAGGTAAGAGTATTATTTTCTGTCTTCCTGGCAGAGGATGTTCTTTTATCTTCCTAAAAGCATTTGTACAACTTTGTTTTGATCTTGTTCAAAATGGAATGAGTATTCAAATCTCACAAGATTACTCTTCTATGGTAAACTTTGCACGTTGTAAAGTTCTTGGTGCAAATGTTCTCAGAGGTCCGAAGCAAATTCCTTGGGACGGTAAACTACAATATGATTATCAACTTTGGATTGACTCGGATATTGTCTTTAACACAGAAAAGTTCTGGCAACTCTGTGATATGGCTCTGAATGAAGAAGGAGAAGAGAAGGAAATCGTTGCTGGTTGGTATGCCACAGAAGACGGGCACACAACCTCAGTAGCACACTGGTTAGAAGAAGACGACTTCCGCAAGAATGGTGGAGTGATGAATCATGAAACCGTTGAGTCTATCTCAAAGCGTAGAAAGCCTTTCACAGTGGATTACACTGGTTTTGGTTGGGTACTGATTAAGAAGGGTGTCTTTGAGAATCTCGAATATCCTTGGTTTGCTCCTAAGATGCAAGTCTTTGAATCTGGTGCAGTTCAGGATATGTGTGGTGAGGATGTTTCATTCTGTCTTGATGCAAAAGAGGCAGGCTTTGAAATCTGGTGCGATCCTCGTATTAGAGTTGGGCATGAAAAAACTCGCGTAATCTAATGGAACGAACTTACAATCTTTTATACAAAGGTCGTAAAATTTATACTGATCTCACTATGGAAGACTGTAGTGAGATCTTACAAGACTTCTCAGAGCGTTTTTACTCGGGAGAAGACATTGATCCTAATGAACTAGAAATGGAGGAAATTGTAAATGGCTAAAGGTGGATCGAATAAGACTATTTTTGAACCAGGAGCACCAAAGAAGACTCGTCAAGGACGTTCTCCTCGTACACTCCTCAGTCCAACCTCTCGTAATGGACGTAAGAAAAAGTATCGCGGTCAAGGACGGTGATTCAACTTAATCCTCAAATCCCAGTCATTACTCCAAAAGGTAATGGCTGGGCTTTTTTTATGATTGATCGATCTCAAGAACATGATCTTGAATGGGTAGTCTTTCTAGATAGTAATGGTGAATGTTGGACCTTTAAAAACTCTGATATTCGCATTCAGAAGAATTATACTCTTCATCGAAACAATCCATCAGGATTCAACTCATGTACTACACAGATCCAGTAGATGAATGGAATTCAATTCATAAGGACGATCTATGGGTATATAACAAACTCTTTTTATCACACTCTCTGGGGTATCTGTGTGGTCCTGTAGGCGCCTCTGTTCCCTCTCCAGACCATTATATCGTCCGACCAAGTATTAATTTACTTGGTATGGGACGATTTTCTCGTATTGAATGGATCTACAAATATACTGATCACTTTCATCCATCAGAATTCTGGTGTCAAAGATTCTATGGTGATCATATAAGTGTTGATTTTAGAGATAAAAAAGCACATCTAGTTGTACTAGGAGAAAGAGATGATGATAGTTCATTGTACAAATGGGAAAAGTGGACTAAGATAGAGCAAGAAATTAAATTTCCAGAGATATTAAAGGACTTAAAAGGAAATTATGAGTGGATTAACTGTGAATTTATTGGAAATAAACTCATAGAAGTACATTTTAGACGCAATCCAGACTTTCGCTATGGCAATTCTGTTGCAATTCCTGTCTGGAAAGGGGAGAAGGTAGAGGAAATAGATAGTTTTACCTTTGTTGAGGATGAAGATTACTTGAGAGAAGGATTTTACATTGATACTCGGGATAGCAACCCCGTAAAAAGTTCTGATTTTAACGAATCAGGAGCACAAAATGGACCAGAAAATGATTAGAGAGATCGCAAACGACGATTTAACTCCAAAAAAACACGATTTTACTCACCAAAACGAAATTCATTCAAAAATTCGCAATGATGAAGACTATGATGATTGGGAATATGGTACTGAACCACTCTATGAGTTCAAAAAACCCGAATAAATAATACAGATTTTGTACTTTTTATGCCTCTAGAGCGGGTCAGTAAAGGATTCAAAGACCTGAGTATGACCTTTCAGGCCAATCCACTCAATTATGACCTTATCGCACTCAAAAATGAGACTGCTATCTCTCGCTCTATTCGAAATTTAGTATTGACTTCTCCTGGAGAACGCTTTTTTAACCAAGATTTGGGTTCAAAAGTAAGTCGTTCTCTTTTTGAAAACGTTGACGATATTTCTGCCTCTATTGTTAAAGATGAAATTGAAAATACAATCCGAAATTATGAACCAAGGGTTAATTTAATCTCAGTAGAAGTATCACCAAATTATGATGAAGGCGAATTTAATGTGACAATAAATTATAGAATTGTAGGTATTGATGTTTTACCTCAACAGTTATCATTTGCACTCCAGCCAACACGATAAATGGCACTAGTTAATTTTACTAATCTAGACTTCGATCAAATAAAAAGTTCAATTCGCGAGTATCTAAGAGCGAATTCAAACTTTACTGACTACGATTTTGAAGGATCAAATCTCTCAACTTTGGTCGATGTTTTAGCATACAACACATATATTTCCTCATATAATGCTAATATGATTAGCAATGAGGTTTTTATTGATAGTGCAACACTCAGAGAGAATGTGGTTTCTCTTGCAAGAAACATTGGTTATGTTCCACATTCTCGTTCAGCGTCAAAGGCAAATATTTCTTTCTTTGTAGAAACTACAGGATTTACTACAAATCCACTTACTTTAACATTAAAGAGTGG